ATCAATACTGGTAATGTTGTTGTGGGAAACATGGGTAGTATACAACGTTTTGATTATACTTGCCTTGGGGATAATGTTAATTTAGCCTCAAGACTCGAAGGACAATCAAAAAACTATGGAGTACAGATCATCCTCGGACCAGAAACCGCTAATCAGGTAAAGAGTTCTTATAACGTTATTGAATTAGATTGTATTGCGGTTAAAGGTAAAAAAGAAGGTGTGAAGATCTATACGCTTGTTGATAAAGCCGATTGGGCTAATAATCAAGAAAAGACACACTTTAGATTCTTATCTTATTATTATGATGGCAATTGGGGCGGGGCGTCTAAGCTTGCAAAAGAATTAAAAACATGCTTTAATGGAAAGCTCGAGCACTATTATGACATGATGCTCGAGCGTATGGAAGATGGACCACCTAAAGGTTTTGATGGGGTTTACAGAGCTACTAGTAAGTAATTACTCTGATGTATTGATACAGTCAATACAGTAATAATAAGGTTGTGGAAATAAACCTACTTCTGTAATCTCATCAACACTTGAACCTTCTCCATCTCTCCCTTCAAGTTCACCGGTAAAAATAACTTCAGGAAGTGGACCTTCGAAGTATCCATCTACAGATGGAAACTCATCAGATGATTCTAGTTTGTTAGTAGGTTTACCTTTTTTAGGTTTCTCTACTTGAATAGGTGCCTTTTCTACTTGAATAACTGCAGTACCAAACATTACATTATTATTTGTAATACCAGGTCTTAAAGGAAGAATATTATTACCAGCAATTGCAGTAGATGCAAATAGTAGAGTTCCTAAAATAATAAATTTTCTCATTAGTCTCTCCTTTTTACTGATGATTTTTCCATATCAGCATCGAACTTTTTAACATCGGCTTTACTGTAATCTGCTTTTTGTTTTAGTATTACAGTCATTTTTAGTTTCTGATTAAGTCTGATAAGATCATTATCTAATCTTCTTACTCTGTCAATGAGACCAATAAGTGTTTTATTTGCATCTGCAAGAACAGGACTCACTTCAGTTGTCGTCCACATCCAGATAAAGTAAATGAAGTATCCCATTCCACCAGCTGCGATGATTGGGAATCCATACTTATTGACTAGTTCCCCTATGTCCATATCCATTTGTAAACACTTCCACTTCTTTTAAATATTTTGTTTGTAACAATAATCTTCTTCTACTTGCATCATATACTGAATAATATCGCCTATCATTTATTTTAGAAACTCTCACCTCAATTACGAAGTTCGTCTTCTGATTCTCCACCATCTTCCGTTCTTACTAATGTTCTCATATCGTTAGATCTTGAACTTATTTCTGGGTCAGTTGGAACATCGATGATCTGAGACAGAAGTTTATCTGTTTTCACAATCTCATTATTAATAACTCTTACACGTGCATCAAGACCAGAAATAATCGCTTCTAATCCTTTAATAGATTTAATAACAGTACCTAAGATAAATTGCATCATTTTAAATACAAAGTATCCTGCTGCACCTGCTGCTGCAATAGGAAACCCTACGTCAGCTAATAATTTAACAAAAAATTCCATATCAATGTCTCAAGTAAAATAAAATTCCCATACCGATTGCAAAAAGAACAACTATGCCAATTAGAGATGCAAGTATTATTTGTTTAGTATTTTCTGCATCAATTTGTCTATTACGTTCTTCTAATGCTGCTCTTTCTTTTGCCTTTCTATAAGCCTCCTTTTGAGCAGGAGACATCATAGCCATTCTTTTTCTTTCTTGTTCGTCAGCTAACTCTTTCATAGCTTGCTGGCGAAGAAGGTTGTTATTACGTGCTATTTCATTATTTATTTTGACTAATTCATTACGTGCTTTAGTAACCTGATTCTTAGCTTTTACTTTTTTTATATCATCAGAAAAACCAAATACTGAATCTGTAATGGTCTCACCCCATTTTTTACCTAATTCTGCTGCTTCTTTTGGATCTGTAGGTATCATAATATCCTCATCTGGTATCTAGAACTATATACTTTCCGTTTTGACAAGTTAATCTTATCCTAATAGTTGGATCTGATTTACTTACCGCCTCAACCCACGCATTGTAAATAGACTGTTTCGACCAGTCGGACTTTACGTCCCACCTAGGGTAATTGTACTCCTTAACATTGTGTTGCCAATACACTAATCGCCAATAACACTGAGACCACTCCATATCAAACGTCTGTGGGACGTCGATTTTGAACTCCTATCCTACGCTAAATGACTTTCCACATCCGCAGGAAGAAGATTCGTTAGGATTTTTAATGACTAAAGAGCTGCTTCCAAGCTTTTGCTCATAATCAATTTCTGTACCTATCACATACATAAGACTCGTATCATCCACAATAAGTTCATGAGACTCGTCTAAAGGCACTATACTATCTAAAGGGTCTTTTTGGTCCGATAGTTCCCACTTATAGCTAAACCCAGCACAACCACCACCTATAACTTCAAGTCTTATAGAATTGCGGTTTTCTGATAAACACGCATCTAATAAGTATTTCTTAGCTTTTTCTGTTACGGTAACAAGATTTTTCATATCAGATATAAGTTTTTAGTTGCATTTTATACGGTTTAGCATTATATATATTTATGTAGACGCCTTATGGGTCTACGTTACATTAACCTTGCTTAACAGGAGGACAAATATGACTAATTTAGCAAGACTTTTTGATTTGCCAAATTTCGACCGTTATTTCGTTGGTTTTGAACCAATGATCAAGAGATTCGAAGAAGCAAACGAAACTCTCTCAAAAGTAATCCCAAACTATCCACCATACAATATTGCCAAAGTTGACGACAATAAGTACGTCATCGAAATGGCTGTTGCTGGTTTTGGTAAGCATCAACTTGATATGACTTTCCAGGATGGTTCATTAATTATTTCCGGCAACTCAGCAATCGGAAGCGAAGATAATAATGTAGATTATCTTCACAAGGGTATTGCTGATCGCGCATTTACTCGTAAGTTCTCTCTCGCAGACACTGTGGAAATTAAGAATGCCGAACTTGTAAACGGCATGCTTAAGATTTGGCTCGAGAATATCATTCCAGATTCAAAGAAGCCTAAGAAGATTGATATTACTGATACTGCCACTGAGAGCAAAGTTGCTGATACAAAGCAACTCTTAACAGAAGATAAGAAAGCAAAGTAATATGATATCTATAGGAAAAAAAGTATCTCGCTGGCTTAAACGTCAAGCGAAGATGAGAAAAACTGTTCGTGAACTTAGTGCTCTTTCAGATAGAGATCTTGCAGATATTGGTATTCATAGAACTAATATCTATGACGTAGTAAGATCACGCATATGATTGATGCTGTAACTCTTTTAGTAACAGCTGTCATAGGTCACATGTTTTTCAAACATACATAAGGAGAACAATATGTGGCCATATACAGTAGACGAATTAGTCTTCATCAATACAGGAGCAAAATGATGGAAGAACTTAACACATTCATTGATACAGTACAAAGTACGAAGAAAGCTGTAGTAAAATCAGTAGTAACTAATCCAGTTATTGCTGAAAGTCTTAACGGGTTTGTAGATGCTCAGACTGCATACACTAAGGAAGCAGTAAAGGCAACAGTAAGTGCAGTTGGTGTAATCACAAGTGAACTTGCTAAGATCCAAGAACAGCTTTGGAATGGTAAGTCGTTTAAGGCAATGCAGACAAAGATGAGTGATGAACTCTATTCATCTTTCTGGAAAGAAGCCTTTAAACACTATAATCCATCTTACAAGTAATTAGAGGGGCTACGGCCCCTCTTTTCATAAATAGATATATGATAACATTTAAAGAATTTACAGAGAATTTTATGGACGGTAAGAATCCTCAAGATAAAGGGGATAGCAAACGTCATGGGGTTCCTACAAAAGCTTCAGTCTCTACTTTACGTAAGATAGCTAAACAAGGCGGTCGTAAAGGACAATTAGCACACTGGCTAGCTAACATGAAAGCTGGTAAAGCCAGAGCTAAAAATAAGTAACAGTTGAATTTATTTAAATATCATTCTAAAATATAGAATGAACAAATACAACCGAGACATAATACGTAAACAAATCTTAGAGTACGCTCCTAAGATGCAACCGCTATTGCCTCCTTTAGATTCTCATCCTGTTAGAGGAGCAATACCTCATATGTATTCTGTGCTTGAAGGTGTGTTTGGTAAACCTATTAAAGACGTAAGAGATTGTCGACTACAGGATGCTTTAGATATTTTAAAGTTTACGTTGGATAATGCTAAAGAGTATAGTATAATGAAACAATTACGTGAACGATACTCCCCTGAGCCAGACGATCTTGTCAACGTGTACAGCATACTATACCTTGTAAACCTTATTTGTTTATTCACTCAAAGAATAATAATGGCACCTCTATATACCGTAATTTAAAAGGTAAACAAGTTGACCGTGTCGAATTTGATTCGCCTTCTGCTGCTCGTGACTTTATTAAACGTTACGATGGTATTGAAGGCTTTACTACATATGGATTTACTAACTTCGTTTATCCATTTATTAATGACTATTATTCCGGTGATATTGATTATGATCCTAGACGTATATCTATAGTTAATATCGATATCGAAGTCGCGGCTGATCAAGGCTTTCCTGATATTCAGACTGCTGACAAAGAGATCACTGCTATCACAATGAAGAAAGATGACATGTATGTTGTTCTTGGTTGTGGTGAGTTTACTACAGATGACCCTAAAGTAAAATATCTTAAGTGTAAAGATGAGAGTGAACTACTCTTAAAATTCTTAGATGTATGGCGTGCAAAACAATTCTCACCTGATATTGTTACTGGATGGAATATTGAGTTCTTCGATATTCCCTACATCGTTAACCGCATCAAGCGTATCCTTGGTGATAGTATGGCAAAGAAACTATCACCATGGGAACTTCTAGAAGAAAGAACTGTTACTATTGCAGGACGTGATAACCAAGTCTACGTCCCTGTAGGCATTTCTCTTCTTGACTATATGCAGATGTACCGTAAATTTACTTTTACGATGCAAGAGTCATATCGTCTAGACCATATTGCTAATATTGAACTAGGTGAACGTAAACTCGATTATTCTGAATACGAAAGTCTTTTTGACCTTTACAAAAAGAACTACCAGCTATTCATTGAGTATAACATTCGAGACGTTGATCTGGTTGGTCGTCTAGACGATAAACTGAAACTGATTGAGCAGGTATTTGCTATTGCTTATGATGCTAAGGTGAACTATCAAGATACGTTTACCTCTGTGAGAATGTGGGATGTTATCATCCATAACTACCTGCTCAGTCAGAACATAGTTGTTCCTCAACTTAAGGTAACCGAGAAAGAAAGACAGATTATCGGTGCCTATGTTAAGGATCCTCAGGTTGGTATGCATAAGTGGGTTGTCTCGTTTGACTTGAACTCTCTCTATCCTCACTTGATTATGCAATATAATATTTCACCGGAGACATATGTCGGTCACGTTTCAGCCATTAACGGTGAAGATGGTGTGGAGAAAATATTAAATGGATACCTTAACGAGCCTTCTGTTCGTAATCAGCTTCTATCTTCCAATCTTACTTGTGCTGCTAGTGGCTGTATGTTTGACAAAGATTATCAAGGTTTTCTTCCCCGATTGATGCAGAAGATGTATGATGACCGTGTCATCTACAAAAAGAGAATGATCGAGGCAAAGAAAGAACACGAAGTAAATCCTACACCAGAAACTGAGAAGGCAATTGCACAAAACCATAACATGCAGCTTGCTAAAAAGATTCAATTGAACTCAGCATATGGTGCATTATCTAACGCATACTTTAGATGGTTTGATAATAAATTAGCCGAATCAATTACACTATCTGGTCAGCTCTCTATTAAGTGGATGGAAAGAGAGATGAACAAGTATCTAAACAAACTATTTAAGACTAAGGATAAAGATTATGTCATTGCTTGCGATACGGATTCTATGTACATCACGCTTGACGCTTTGGTCGGTCAATTTTTTAATGAAGGCGATGCAGTTGAACCAATCGTCAAATTCTTGGACCGTGCATGCGAAGATCGCATTGAACCTTTTATTGAGTCATGTTACGAACAGCTTAGCGGATATGTTAATGCCTACGATCAGAAAATGAAAATGAAACGAGAAGCTATCGCTAATAAAGGCATCTGGACTGCTAAGAAGCGATATATTCTTAATGTATGGAATAACGAAGGTGTTCAGTATTCAGAACCTAAACTAAAGATGATGGGTATCGAAGCTGTTCGTTCTTCTACCCCTGCTGCATGTCGCGCTAACATTAAAAAGTGTATTAATGTTATTATGAACGAAACTGAAGAAGCTACACAAGAGTTTATTCAGAAGTTTCGTAATGAGTTTAGTACTCTACCTTTTGAAGATGTTGCATTTCCCCGTGGTTGTAAATTAACTCATGATGGTGGTATGGGTAAGATACCATACAAACTAGGTGAGAAAGCACTACCTATTCACGTAAGAGCAGCACTACTCTATAATGATCTTCTTAAGAAGAAGAAACTTGATCAGAGATTTCCTCTTATTCAAGACGGTGATAAGATTAAGTTCTGTTATATGAAAATGCCTAACCCTATACGTGAAAACGTTTTTGCATGCCCAGGTACTCTACCAAGACAGCTTGGTATGGATCAATACATAGATTATGATACACAGTATGATAAGGCATTTGTCGAACCTATTAAGACTATTCTCGATGCTATCGGATGGCATGTTGAGAAACAAAGTTCCTTAGAAGAGTTTTTTGTATAAAGGATATACTTATGGCAAAGAATGAAATAGATTTAGATTTCGATTTTGGTTTTGACTTCAGTGACGACTTAACTGATGCAGTTAATGAGAAAGAACAGCAAGCAGCTATAGCTCAGACAAAAGCTGAGACAATGTATAAAATGATAATGCCACTACTTAACAATCTTAAGAAAAATCCAGATAAGCCAAATATTGTTTGGCCTGATCGTGAGAAAAAGATTGATGAATTTATCAAAAAATTGGATAATGTATTAAAGAGCTAATTGTACAGGAAACTATATTATGTCACTTATTAACCGTTTGATTAAAAATTCTACTATAGAAGATACAGCAGTGCTTACCGATTCTAAAATTTACGGTA